TTAAAGCTGTGATAATCAGGCCGAGAGGGTTTGATGCCCATGCTGCTTTGAAAGCATTAATAGCCGATGTGCCTATTCTTGTAGCTGTTGTAAGACCTGCTTGTGCAATAGTTTGAGCAGATATTCCGCGTGTTGCAATAACATTTGCTCCAGCTTGTAAGGCGGTTTGAACTCTATTTGCCACTTTTGCGCCTGTATTTAATACAGTAGCAGCTGTGTTTTTAACTATGTTTAATGAATTAGCAAAATAAGATGCTGTTAAAGCAGTCGTAGCGGCAGTTAAAAGAGTAAATACAGTTGAATTTTGTTTGATTACTGTCGGAAGCTCTCTAAAAAACTCAAGCGAAGTCCTACCAAAATTGATAAGGTTGTTATAGACAGGAAGCAACCCTTCACCTATTTGACGCAAAAGCTCATTATACTCCTCACTCAAACGGGCAAGCTGACCCGTAGTGGTATTAGCAAGCGCATTAGTCAATCCAAAGAACTTACCTCCTTCACTTGTAGCAGTCTTAAATGCGTTTTGTACATCATCAAACGTAATCAATCCTTTACGCATCTTGTCTTTTAGTGAATCAAAAGACTCTCCCGTTGTGCGTGATATTTCACTAAGCGGATTAAAGCCAGCTGTAACGAGCTGAAGCAAATCCTGTCCATACAAACGACCTGCTGCGCGTACCTGACCAAATACAAGTGCAAGTCTTTCAAGTGGAACGCCAACACCACCCGCTACGTCACCAAGTGTTTTAATTGTTGGAATAAGTTCACCAACGGTTACTCCGTATCCAAGAAGTGTTCTTGATGCTTGGAATACATCGTCAACGGTGAATGGAGTCTCAGCTGCAAATCTGCGAAGCTCTTTAATCTTTTGGTCTGCAAGTACAGCGTTTCCTATCAAAGTACCAAATGAAACACTCAATGTCTCATAATTCTTTGCTGCATCTACGGCTGCTCGCCCAAATGAAAGTATAGAAGCGCCAATTGATACTGCGCCAAGAGCCACACCTGTACGCGCAATGATGTTACGCAAACGCACAAAGTTGGTTGAAGAATTGGCTACTGATTGAGACAAAAAATTAACCGCTGCTGTAAGACCAATTATCTGTTGAGTAGATTGACCTGTATTGCTGTTAATGTTTATGGGTTGTGGTTGAACGGGAGGCGGTTGATTAGCCCTTGATTGAGCAGCACTAACCTGAGATGTGTTGACAGTAATTGTCACTCTTTGCTTTAGCTGATTAATCAAGTTAATCAATCCCTGCAACGCCTGTCTTGCCTGTGATGTCTGTGCTTGTACAGTTATATTTGTCTTTTTATCTGCCTTAGCAAGCGAATCACTAAGACGCTTAACCTCAGCGGTAGCACCTTTGGTATCAACTTTAAGCGAAACAGTCTTTTTACTTAGCTGAGTAATTGCGCTATTAATATTGCTTATTCTACCAGTTGCCTGAGTAGTATCAGCAGTTACCTTAATAGTAGCCTTCTTTTGAATAAGTTCAAGACCGCGTGTTATCTTAGCAAGCTCTTGTGTGGCCTGAGTAGTATTTGCTGTAACTTGAAAAGTAACATTCTTAACTGCCATGCTTTTAACTTCTTAGTGATTTACGTTTTGCGTTGTTGTTGCTCTCTGTATCACTTGATGTTGCCTTGTCATGCGCCTCAGCCCTTTCTTCTGCAATCCGAATATAAGTGCTTAAAGTCATATAGTATTCGTCCACACTTAAAGATTCTAACACTTTCATCTCAGACACCTTATTATCACATATTAATTGATTCATGTGATTGATGTCGTCTATGTACTTTAATATCTCATGCTGAGCAAATGTTTCTTTATTCTTTCCGTGTTTTGGGCGTTCTGAAGCAAATACTCTTGTATATCTATTTCTGACATTTGTGAATAATTCGTTGTGAACTCGAACGCCCTTTGGACAAAAAAATTGAAAGCCTCCTTGTTTTGCTTGATATACTCAACTTTCTTTACTCTGTCCACTTCGCTAAAATCAGTTTCATCTTCTCCCTCCAAAACAAAATAAGCGGCAGCCAGGTTGATGAGTGTCTCTTCTTCACCAATAAAATTCAATCTAAATTCAATTTCATTTAGGATGGCAAACAAATCAACGATTTTACCGCTGTTTGCATGTTCCTTCATCTTCTTCATCAGGTCAAGCAAATTCTGCTTGGTGAGATTCATCTCTTGAAACTTGGTTGCAACCTCAGCTGCAATCGCTCTTTTTGCAGGAATAGTGACTGCGTTTTGAAACTCATACCAATTTCTACCAAGAGCATCCTGAAAAATTGGTGTTAAAGGGATTTGTGAACCTGTTTTTACCACAGATTCTACCTTTACACTCTCTGTTTGTTGTTGTTTTCTCTTAAACCACTTCATTTTTTGCCTTTTTTCTTTGATTTATTTAGTGTTGCCGTGCAAATAGCGTAAGCAGATGACCTGCTCTTGCCTGTTTTTATCACATCTGTGACACATCGTTCAAGTTTCTTTGGCATATCACGCTTGTTTTAAATATCTAACAAAGTTACTATGAAATGACCACAAATAATAGCGGAAGCAGTCAAGCAAGTGAGTTTTTGTTGCGTCTCTTGCCTTATCAATCGCACCACTTTCATTACTTTCAACAGCCATAAGGTCGGCAATCAAGAATTGACAGCTTGCATCAATTAAAAAGTCGGGGTGTTTTTCTAAGAGCGAGTTAAGCAGAACCCTTGAGTTCTTGATAGATGGATTGAAAGATGGAACGCGGAAACTGCTTCTTGTAATTTGCAGTTGTTCTTTGATAATCATGTAGTAGTTCATCGCCCCTTTGGTCATTGCAGAGCGGTTTGCGCCACTTGCATCACCTGTTACAATGAATGGAACACTACCATATTCCTTTTGAATAGCATCACAAAGAGCAAAGATGTCTGAGTTGCGTAATCTGAACTCCTTGAGTATCCTAATCTTGCCTCCATAGTGCTGGGCAGATATGCAAGTAATCGGGTCTACGTTAAAGTCAAAAGACAAATACAAGTCCTCATTTGGATTGTACTTGATATTTGGTCTAACTGTTTTAGCTTTATCAAAGGCATAAGCAAATGGTCTATCTACATCAACTGCATCCCAATTACCATCAACGAATATTGCCCGCGTAATCTCATCCAAGTTATTCAAGCTCTCAATGTAATCCTCAGGCAACAAAGTATTATCAGCCATCGTAGCAGGTAAATAAAAATGCTTTTCTGGCATATTCTTCTCTACATAAGGCTTATAAAACTTTTCCTTAGTCCAATTTTGGCTTGGGTTGCAAGTAATAAAGATGAGTTTTGGAGGCATTGGACTGATGATGTTACGACCACAGCGCAGAATTGCCTTGTTAAAAGTCCTTTCTTGCAGCTCTTGACCTTCTTCAAGGAAAAAAAAGTTACCTTCCAATCCATCAAACTGCGTCAAATCCTTGTCATTTTGGTAGTTTTCGCTGATAAACTGTAATTCACTACCATTCTTAAATATCACCAGCTTATCCTGCTGATTGTATTTCTTGACAAAAGATTTAGGACACAGCTTAAAAAAGCTCTTGATGGAAGTCTTCTTCAACCTCGGCAAACTTTCCCGCACAACAAATGAGCGTGAGCCTGGATAAAACTTAGCAAGCATAATAGCAATTGCCATTGTAACATAGGTCTTTCCACCTCCTGCTGCTCCTCCGTACATCAAGTAGCTATAATCGCCACTCAATGCCGCCTCAATAAACTCCTTCTGCTTAGGAAAAGGTTCAAATGCTACCATATACGCTTTTTAAAGTATTGCCGCTCAAATGAGTATTTATGAAGGCCAAAGTAAGTCTCAATATCTTTCCAATCCCTATAATCCTCCATCTCAAAGTCAAGTATACTTTTATCACGCATCTTAATCTCATAATCAGTCAGCCTTGTTTGGATATACCTATCCACCATCCTAATATTATCCTGACTCTTGCAAAGAGAACCAATCAGCATCTCTATCTCAGGGATACTAAAACTCAATCTACCCCTAATATACCTTGGTAACTCCCACATATCAATTCATATAAATCCTACTCTCAAGCTCATCCAAAATAGTACAGAAGAACTCATACTCATCCATCAACTTATCTACTATATGATTTTGGAATAAGCTCATTTCTATCTTCATCAAAACATATTCTATATAAGCGTATGCTTGTAACAAACCACCATGCTCGGCAATAACATTACTCGCATAACGCTTAATAACAGTATACTCTGCTTTGGTCATAAGCAATCACTTTTAAGTAAACTTAATCACCTGGTCGCCAATCTTAAACACCTGCTCATCAGCAACAGCCTCATGCAACCCTTCATTGTTCCAACTCATTGGGTCACAGTTCTTTAACGCAAAGATGATAGCAGTTACATTAGGCTTAACAAAGCTTCTCTTCTTACTCTCAGACCTACCAACAGAATCACCTATCTTATTGAACCTCTCAACACTCTCTGTTTCTTCAATATAATAGCCCTCTATGGCCTTTTCTAAGGCTGTCTGAGCCTTCTCTATCAGTTCTGATTTATATGCGCTTGTTGCCTCTCTTTTAGCGTTTTTATATAGCTCAGCGCATTCGGAGTATTTATTACAATACTGATTGAATGCTCTTGCGCTAATTCCTTCCTTTCCACAACAGCTTGCAATGGTGTAATTACCGCTTGCATA